CTCTAGAACAAGATTGGGATTTCTATTTCCAACAACGTCCTAATGGTGGACCTTGGGATGTGGAGAATAATTATGTTCCAGATCTATCTGTGGTAAATTTTATTAGAGAACATAGTGTACCAACTACAGCAAGAATATTAGATTGTGGTTGTGCTGATGGTAGAAACACTAAGTATCTTGCAAGTAGAAATTGTACAGTAATTGGATTAGATTTTTCAAAGACTGTAATAGATAGAGCTGCTAAGTCTATTCCTGAAGCAACTTTTGTGTATGGTGATGCTAGGTCATTACCATTTGCTGAAGGTAGTTTTGATTATATTATTGATGCTGGAGCACTTCATGTTAATCATCCAGATGATGCTCTCTTTATTATAGAAGAGTATCATAGAGTTCTTTTGTCTTCGGGTAAAGTATTCATTAGAGTATTCTCTGCTGGAAACGACTCATTATATGAACCTATCTTTAATGTAACAAAAGATAGTTTACCAGTCTACGGATACACTGTTGAGGAATTTGAAACTCTTATTGAAGATCATTTTCGTGTGTCAAGAAGGACTCACGCTCCCATGTATGGTGCTCATGGTAACGGATGTAATTATTACCATCTGTCAAGGAAAACTTAAATCATTATAAAAAAACCCTCTTTTATGAGGGTTTCGTTATAAAATAGTGT